ATACATTTCAATTGCAGTTGGATCAGAAGTTCCGGCTAATGATTGGACAATGGTTACCCTATTACCACTAACTGGCATTTTAGCGCCAGCAGTACACGCAACTTTTATCGGACAGATGTTTGTTGATACCGTTGCTGCAAAAGTATACGTTGCCGTTGCTACCGATTCTGTATCGGCTGCTGATGACTGGCAAGCAGTAACAAACGCAGCTTAATAACTAATTGATATTATTAAAAAGGAGGACACAAAATGCCACAATTAATAAACTGGGATAAAGTCTCTGAAAAGACGTATGAGACTGGTATAGACAAAGGCGTTCTTTACCCACAAGACGCGGCAGGTATATATCCTAAAGGTTATGCTTGGAACGGTTTAACCGCTGTAACAGAAAATCCATCTGGAGCAGAAGCTACACCTATTTATGCAGATAACATTAAATATTTAAATTTAGTATCAGCCGAAGAATTTGGTGCTACCATTGAAGCTTACACATATCCGGATGAATTTGCAGAGTGTGATGGTTCTGGTGCAGCTATCGTTGGTGTAACCGTTGGCCAACAAGCAAGGAAGCCATTCGGTTTATGCTATAGAACTATTATTGGTAATGATACTGAAGGTGAAGCTTATGGATATAAGTTACACCTAATCTATGGAGGTACAGCAGCACCATCAGAGAAAGCTTATCAAACAATAAATGATTCCCCAGAAGCAATTACATTCTCTTGGGAAGTAGCTACTGTTCCAGTAACTGTTACCGGATTCAAACCAACAGCATCATTAATTATTGATTCTACAAAAGTAGACGCTGTTAAACTTGCAGCTCTTGAAGCCGTATTATACGGTACGGCCGCTGTAGTAGAACCAGTTACTGCGGCAGTTGAAGCAAGATTACCTTTGCCGGATGAAGTTATAACAATGCTAACACCAGCATAAAATAATATAAAAATAATATAAAAAGCCCTTCTAAAAGTGGAAGGGCTTTTTTTAGATTAAAAATTTTTTGGAGGGGACCCATATAATGTTAAAGAAAACAATTACATATATCGATTTTGACGGTATAGAAAGAACTGAGGATTTTTATTTTAATCTTACAAGAGCTGAAATCACTGAAATGGAACTATCTTATGAAGGTGGTTTGGCAAAAACTATAGATAAAATAATTAAAGCAAAAGACGCGGTATCATTAATTAAATTATTCAAAGATCTTGTATTAAAAGCGTATGGCGAAAAATCACCAGACGGAAGAAGATTTATAAAAACAAAAGAAGTTACTGAGGAATTCTCTCAGACTGAGGGATATAGCGTTATATTTATGGAACTCGCTACCAACGATAATGCAGCAGCAGCATTTGTAACAGGTATTGTTCCAGCAGATATTGCTAAAAAAGTAAACGAAATCAACCATAAACAGGTTTAACTTATATTATTGATTCGGGAGGCTAATATGCTGAAGATCACAGTACCTAATACTGAATTCTATGACGAGATAAAGGAAGAATTTATCTTCTCTAAAGAACAGACCTTACAATTAGAGCATTCGCTAGTCTCCCTATCAAAATGGGAGGCAAAGTGGTGTAAACCATTTATGTCTAAAGAAGATAAGACAGATGAAGAAACACTGGATTATATAAGATGTATGACCATAACCCAGAATATTTGTGATAATACCTATCGTGCTATAAACTCCAATATTATTGAGAAGGTTGTAGATTATATTGATGCACCAATGACAGCAACAGTATTTCAAAAGACAAATACTAAAACTCCAAATAGAGAAATAGTCACATCAGAACTTATATATTATTGGATGATAGCTATGAATATACCATTTGAATGCCAGAAGTGGCATTTAAATAGATTATTAACGCTCATCAATGTGTGCAACATTAAAAATCAACCTTCTAAAAAGATGAGTAAAAGAGAAATCATGGAAAGAAACAAGGCTCTTAACGCGTCAAGGCGTAATTCATTAAATACAAAGGGGTGATAATAAATGAATAAACAGCCAATCTATTACATGCAAACAGATCCAAGATGGAAAAATGTCTCTTATTCTGTTTCGGGAGAGCAAACAACTATTGGAGAATCTGGATGTGGGCCAACATCCGCAGCTATGATATTATCAACTTTGACCGGCAAACCAATAACGCCTATTGATACTTGTAAATGGGCATTATCTCATGGATATAAAGCTCTAAATCAAGGAACTTATTATAGTTATTTCGTGCCGCAATTTAGAGATTTTGGGTTAAAATGTAAACAATTAAACTTCTCAAGAATATTAAATGAAATACAAAATCCAATTCACGATATGGCTTTAAGTTTACTCCAAGAAGGATATTATCTTATTGCTTTAATGGGTCCTGGTTTATGGACTGGGTCTGGACATTATGTAGTTGTATGGTGGAAAGATGATGTATATCATATATGTGATCCCTATAGCACAAAAGTGGAAAAGCTTAATGGAAACATAACTAGATTTAGAAATGAATGCCGTATGTATTGGGCTATTGATGCTACGGATTATAATAATAAGGAGGATGACGATATGAATATGGATTTCTCAACTTTAACAGATGCTCAGGTTGATGTATTACTTGCTAGAATTGTGAAAAGGCAACAAGTTCTGCCCGAAGATCCGTATGCAAAAGAAGCATGCATAAAAGGAATTGTTTCAAAAGTGTTCTCAGATGGAAACAAAGATGGGCTTATAGACAATCCACAAGGATATGTAAAAAGACAGGAGTTAGCAGTAGTTCTTGACCGTAGAGGTCTCATATAATGAAAGCTCCGGGATTTAAATCAGTGACTAAATTTTTATTTGTCACTACTCAGATAGCAGCTTTATCCTGGGTTACTGTTTCGTACGGAATTGCCGCGTATGCAACAGTACGACTTAAAATCCCCTTTCCTATTGAAAGCTTAAGTTCTCAAGCAATAATTACAATATTGGGGAGTAACACCTTAAAAGTTATTGAAAATATTTTTGAACATAATAATGGTGGTATCTTCGGGCGAAGCCAACCCACTGAAGATGGAATAGGAGATATGTATGATCACATTTAAACATACTGGGGACTTTAAAAATGTAGAAAAGTTTTTTCATACTAATCGACAAGAAGAAATAACACGAATTTTAAATCATTATGGTCAAAAGGGTGTGGATGCACTCGCGGCCAATACCCCAGTCGACACCGGATTGACCGCCAAATCATGGGGTTATAAAATAGTTCAAAATGGAAGTGGTGTTTCAATAATTTGGACAAATTCTAATGTTATTGATGGTGCGCCAATAGCTATACTTTTGCAATATGGACATGCAACTGGTACTGGAGGCTATGTTGAGGGCAGGGATTACATTAACCCTGCCATACAGCCTATATTTGATGAAATAGCAGAGAATGCATGGAGGGAGGTAAGTACTATATGAGTAAGAGTGTTGATGAACGCGTCGTCGAGATGCAGTTTAATAATAAAAACTTTGAAAACAATGTTCAAACAAGTACTAAGACTCTTGGTAATCTAAAAAAAAGTTTAGATTTAGAGGGCTCAACTAAGGGATTATCTAATTTAAGTAAAGCTAGCACTGCTGTATCATTTGATAGTTTAGCAGATAGCATTGATGCGATCTCTAATAGATTCTCAACCATGGGGATTATAGGAATTACTGCCCTTCAGAACATAACAAATTCTGCTATGAATGCAGGTAAGAACATTCTCAAGGCTTTATATATTGACCCTGTAACAACTGGTTTTAGTGAATATGAACTAAAAATGGGTGCAATCCAAACTATAATGGCTAGTACAGGCGCCAATCTAGATACAGTTAATCAGAAGTTAGAAGAGTTAAATACTTATTCCGATAAGACCATATATTCATTCTCTGACATGACACAAAATATTGGTAAGTTTACAAATCAGGGAGTAAAACTTGATGTTGCTGTGCAGGCAATGCAGGGTATTAGTAATGCAGCCGCTCTTGCTGGAGCTAATTCCAATGAAGCATCTCGAGCTATGTATAACTTCTCGCAGGGGTTATCTAAAGGCTTTATTAACTTACTTGACTGGAAATCTATTGAACTTGCTAACATGGGTACTGTTGAATTTAAGACTCAACTATTAGAAGCAGGAGCTGCAGCAGGAACGTTAGAAAAACAAGCCAATGGTATGTATAAAGTATTAACAACTGATGCAGCTGGCAAATCATTTGATGGATTGGTTGATTCTAGTCACAATTTTAATGATAGCTTAAGTAATCAATGGATGTCAACTGAAGCTCTTATGGGGACATTAAATAAGTATGCTGATAAAAACACTGATCTTGGTAAAAGGGCATTTGCTGCCGCTCAAGATATTAAGACGCTTTCTCAAATGTTTGACACCTTAAAAGAGGCTGCTGGTTCTGGTTTTGCACGTACATGGGAACTTGTAGTAGGCAACTTTGAAGAGAGTAAAACATTATTCACATCGTTGAATGCTGCATTAGAACCTCTTGTAACAGGTGCGTCCAATGCACGTAATGAAATGCTGGGCGTTTGGAAAGAACTTGGCGGAAGAGAGGCTATAATCGAAGCTATATCTAATGCCTTTAAAATACTGCAGGATGCTATCCGTCCAATTAGTGATGCATTTAGAACAGTATTTCCGCCTATGACGGGGGAAAGATTAGCTGAGATAAGTTTTGCCATAAGAGATTTGACACGAGGATTTAAGGTAAATGAACAAGCGGCTACATACTTAAAAACAGCATTTACAGGCATATTTAATATATTTAAGGTTTTTAAAGATATAATAGGTAATATACTTATATTTTTATCACCATTACTTGATATATTAAACAGAACTGCAATGGTTGTTGTAGCACTGGGTGGATATTTTGGCGAATGATGAAGTTCACTAGTTGCAGTTCCCATATCTTTAGATATGGTTGGAGTATCTATGGACGACTTATCGAGTAGATTGGAATGGCTAAAGGGTAGACTATCATATGCTTTAGAAGAGTTTCAAAAATTACTAGCATTCTTACAAGTTAATATTAGTATGCCAGTATTGGATCAACTAAGTAAAGGTTTATCTTATGTCGTAGAGAAACTTGGCATATTTAAATTGATAACAGTCGATGCTTTTGGAGCGGTAGGGGATAGTGTTGATAATAGTATGGCAGCAGCGAGCAATGCGGTTTCTCCATTTTTGACTGCTATCGAGTCTATACAATCAGCTGTATCAAATTTGGTAGATGGTATTAAACAAAAACTTGCTCCTATGGCTGCTAAATTAAAAGAGGCCTGGAAGGATGTTACACCAACTGACGCACTTGGCACAGGTATGCTAGGCGCTATAGGTCTTATGATTAGTAAGATGTTTAAGGTCGTTGGTTCCATATCTAATAGCGTGGTTAAAGTTCTCGACAGTGTAAGAGGGGCTTTACAAGCATATCAGAAGACATTAAAAGCAGAAGTACTTGTTAAGATTGCAACTGCTGTCGCTATATTAGCTGGTGCCTTATTGCTTCTAACATTAGTTGATGCAGATAAATTGGGTAGCGGTTTAGTAGGTATAACTGCACTATTGGCTGAAGTAGTAGGTGTAATGAAAATTATTGATAAGTTTGAGATTAGTGGTTCCTTAGGGGCAGCGGCTTCAATAGTTTTAGTGTCAGCGGCTATTGCCATATTAGCAGGTGCTCTAGGCAAGATAAAATTCAGTTCATTTGGCGAAATGTTAACTGCGGTAGTAGGACTAGATTTGATGCTATTGTCAATCACAACAACTTTAAAAGATTTAGATAAAATAGATGGTAAAAAACTCATTTCTACATCAATAGGTCTTAGTATATTTGCATTAGCTATAAATAAAATGACCGATGCAGTTCTTATATTAGGAAAGACACCGTGGCAACAATTATTAATAGGGCTGGGTGGACTAGGCGCCTTATTGGCCGAGTTAGGTTTATTTATTAAATTTTCAGGTGTAAAAGATTTAAAGAAAGGCGCGGCAGTTATATCTTCACTTGCAGTATCGATGCTATTGATGTACCAGGCAATTAAATTATTTGGGACGATGCCTTTAGACGTATTAAATCAAGGCATGGGAACATTAACCGGTCTATTAATAGGACTCGGTGTATTTGTATTTGCAATACAAAAAGCTAATATGAAGGGCGTTGCTTCTTCATTAATGGCCTTATCTATATCCCTAGCAATGCTAATATTACCTATAAAAATATTAGGCGAAATGGATCCTAATGTTCTGGCAGCTGGCATGGAAGCGCTTAAGAAGTTATTAGTAGGCATAGGCATATTTATGGGCGCATTAGCTATAGTTCAAGGTATAGGCGGAAGCCTTGCTGGGGTAGCGGCTGGCTTATTAGCC